TTTATTCGTTAGCCCTTGATGGATGTTGCCGCATCTTCAGGGGCTTTTCTTTTTGCAAAACATTCTTCAAATGTCATGCCTGTGATGTCCAGAAGCATCTCAACCTCATCGATTTTGAACTGAACCCCTCTGCTGTTTTTTCTGGCTTCGATCACATAGGCATCACTTCTGCCCAGTAACTTGCCGAGCTGTTTGTTTGTCATCTTTGTTTCCTCAAGCCATTTTTCCAGACCGATGTAAATGCCCTCTGTTTTCCGACGTTTCTTCTTCAGTTCAGGAAATACAGGGCTGAAAAGTTTTTTGATTTCCTCTTCCGTCATCTGAGATCCGCTAGCCACTTCCTTCAGACTGAATCCATCCAGCAGCATTGCATAAGCCACTTTTCTCTTTTTTGCTTCTTTTTCTGTCATGGTATTTTTCCTCCCTTAAATCTTTTCAAAAAGCATTGCTGGTGCTGTCCCTGCCAGAATGATGAACAGGATCTCAATTCCTCTTACCTCTGTGCTGTTCTTGCAGTACATGATGAATGCTGCCGCCGCAATCTCCGCTACTGCGATCAGCAGGAATCCTGCCACGATTCTGAATGCTTTCTTCTGCATATTTCTTTTCTTGATGTTTCTCTGCCTCTGCAGCCTTGCCCGTCTTCCTGTCATGGATGTACCCTCACTTCCTCTGTCCCGAACATCTGGTTATATCGGAAGCACTCTCTCTTTCCGTTTTCTGTCTCCACAAGAAAATTGTATTTGTACAGAGCAATGATCGTTCCTTTTCTCTGCCCTCTCAGTTGCCATGCTCCCTGTTTCGTCATGCCGTAGTGTCTGATTCTAACCGTCTTGCCCGGAATCAGTTTCTTCTTTCCCACTTCGTACAGCTTGTCCGCTGTTCTCTCCGTAATGTGCAAATAACCTTCTCCTTTCACATCTGGGGCATATGTATCCGTGAGATGTGTCTCGGTTCTTTGCTATGTTCCATATCTCACGGCAGTCCTTACAGACCGCATATCTAAGCCCTTTTATCTGCTTCATCTTTGTCTACCTCCAGAGGCACGATGTTGTAAGGGTCACTTACATCAAAGCCCTCCGCCTTTCTCAGAAACTCTTCCAGAGCCTCTCTTCTTACTTTGTACTGCCCCAGCTTCAACATCGGCAGCAGTCCTGCCTTTCTCAGGCTGTGTACTCTCGTCTGGTTGCACTTCAGAATCTCAGCAACCTCAGGCACTGTATACAGCATCTGGTTCATTTCCATCACCTCTGTTCTGTGGTATACTCCTGATTAAAGGAGTTGATTTTATGTTTATCGATAAAAATTCAAAAAGACTTATAATTTATCTGGCAACACACGAACCTACTCTTTCAAACGGACACACGATCTATGCCGTTTCCTCTCTCGCCTCCACCATCGGAAAGTTGAATTCTCCAGACAGAGCCCTTCAAGTGTTTGCTTATCTGGAAAAACTTAAAGCAGATGGGTTTATCCACGATTTCAAATTCATCAAATCTGCTGGCGTTGAAATCACTCGTTCTGTGCAGTTAGAATTCTGGAAGAAGTATCTCTGGCACAGAAGGATTAAAGATTACATCATGCCGGCCGTAGTTTCTTTCATCGTCGCAGCGTTGGTTTGTTTCTTAGAACACGCCGTTTTTTAGAAGATGAATGCATTGAAGAAAAGTCTTGTCAAAATTGCTACGGTCGCTGATGTAAAAATCACAGCGAACCAGTTTGTATCATCGTTCATTCTCACCCTCCTTGCTCAATCTCCTTGAACATTTGCCGTAAAAAAATATGCCTGGATATCTTTTCTCTTAATATCAAGCACTCGGATCATGTTCTCAATATCAGCCTGAGTAAACACGATTTTACCGTTCATTTTCAAGGATAATGTCCGTTCAGACCACCCAAGAGCTTTCGCAAGGGCTGTTTGTGTTCCATACTTCTCTGCGATGCGCCCTTTCAATTTGCTATAATCGTAAGCCATTCACTCACCTCCCTTGTTCAATTCCCTCGAATACAATATACCACCCACCTTTTACCATGTCAACACATTTATTCAAAAAAGTTGAACAAATTTTTCTTTTACTATTGAACTTTTGTTTAATATCCTATATAATATCCACAAACGGAGGCGATAACCATGACAAAAACTACCACATCTGAAAGGTTAAAACAGATAATGTCCGAACAAGGACTGCGACAGGCAGACATCCTTGAAAGGGCGAAACCATATTGCGAAAAATTCGGTCTCAAACTCGGCAGAAATGACATCAGCCAGTATGTGTCTGGCAAAGTCCTTCCCAAGCAGGATAAATTGACATTGCTCGGATACACTCTTAATGTAAGCGAAGCGTGGCTCATGGGATATGATGTGCCAAGAGAAAGAGAATCCGTAACACCATCCAACATCATTCCGATGCCAGAAACAAAAAAGATCCCTCTGCTTGGCACAATCGCCTGTGGAGAACCTATTCTGGCAGAAGAAAATGTATCTGATTATATCAATATGGACAATTCTATTCATGCAGACTTTGCTCTCAAATGCAAAGGCGACAGCATGATCAACGCAAGAATCTTTGATGGAGACATCGTTTATATCAGAAAACAAAGCGATGTGGAGAATGGCGAAATCGCCGCTGTATTGATCAACAATCTGGAAACAGAAGCAACTCTGAAGAGAGTGTATAAGACAGATTCCAGTATCCGCCTGTGTGCGGCAAACCCCACATATGCGGATATGGTATATGAAAAAGATGCAATGAATGATGTAACGATCATCGGGAAAGCAGTGGCATTCCTGAGTGCAGTGAGATAAATTAAAAAAATCCCCCTTCCTGTTGGCGCAGGAAAGAGGATTACATATAGGCGGATTTTGGTAAGTCCACCCATGACATTAGGATTATACCACGATACCGCCTCCATTTCTATACCCATTTTTCCATAAAAAGGAGGCTATAACATGAAAGGCGGAACACGAAAGCGTGGTAAGTCATGGTCATATTACTTTGATGCAGCTCAAGTAGACGGTAAACGAAAGAAGGTCGAAAAAGGTGGCTTCCGAACAAAGAAGGAAGCAGAGACAGCCCTCACAAAGGCCCTGGCGGAATACGATAATTCTGGTCAGGTTTTCACTCCGACAGAGATAAGTGTCAGCGACTACCTTGATTTCTGGTACGAATCGTACTGCATTCCAAACCTTGCGGAGTATTCTCTCAGGCAGTACACAGTCACGATCAACAAGCACCTGAAGCCAGCGTTCGGAGCATACCGTCTGAAGGCTCTACAGGCCGCCACAGTGCAACAGTTTATTTCGGAGATGAAATCCTCTGGCTATTCAAAAGCAACGATACAGAACGTTCTGACGACCTTCTCGACCGCTCTGGATTACGCAATCCATCCAATGCAATACATCAGGGAAAACCCCTGCAGGCTCGTTAGGATCGGCGACACAAAGACTGCGAAGAAAGAAACAAGGTTGCTCAGTGACGATGACTTCCAGAAGATCGTCGCACACTTTCCTCCCGGCAATCGGTACAATATGTATCTGCTCCTTGGTTGGCATTGCGGCCTCAGAATCAGAGAATGCACTGGCGTAACATGGGATGATGTTGATTTTGAATCCAGAACCATAACCGTCAACAAACAAGTCGTACAGACTTACTACAATGGCAGAAACTGCCTGGCATTCAAAGAGCCGAAACAGAAATCTATTCGACAGATCCGATTCGGGGATACGCTGCATAGAGAACTACTTGCCGAGAAAAAGAGACAGGCGGAAAACGAATTGCGTTACGGTGGGTATTACACCATCCAGCACACCATACCAATCAAGGATGACAATGGCGTAGAAAGATCAATGATCGTTTCTGAGAGAAAATCCTCCGTGGCAAAAGTCGCTCGGTGTAATTTCGTTTGTCTGGATGAGAACGGAGTCCTCGTCACAGCAAATATGTTCAACAGTTGTTATCATTCGATCAACCACCATCTACACATACCCTTCAGCCACCACAGCCTCAGACACACCCATGCAACCAAACTGATAGAAGCCGGCGCAAATGTAAAGGGCGTGCAGACCAGGCTCGGACATAAGAACATCGATACAACCATGAACACCTATGTCCACCACACCGATGACATGGCTGCAGAAACAGCGGATCTGTTCGAGCGCACAATAAATAAAAATGCCACCATGTAAAATTTACGGTGGCAAATCGGTGGCAAATCATAGTTTTTAAGGCTTCAAATGTTCAGAAAGCATTGATTTTAAGGGATTTCTTTGACCATGATGATATAACAATTTATTATAGCAAGTAATTTGCAAAATGTAAACCACGCTTAACTAGAAATAACCAGAAATGTTGAAAAATCAACACTTTTAATGTGTTTATGTTGCGAATTTATAATCACCAGTATCCACTCATAACTGTGCGTAACTCGCTCTTCGGTGGCAAATCGGTGGCAAACTGGTGGCGGAAAATCGTGCGTATAATCCTGCGTTCAGTCACAAATAAGAAGGAGGTTTTACAATGAAGAAGATCGCAGGAATGTATAGAAACTATGTAAAGGAGAGAGAAGAAGAATTCAAAGAGTACATATCTGGAGGTGATAAGATGGAAGAACTCAGAAACTTTCTGAAACAGAAATTGAATGCAGAAGATTACTTCGTTGCAGAGGAACTTCTGAATGAACTGATCGCTGAGATCGAAGAAAAAGGCTTTACTGCAGGAGCAAAGTACACCAGCGGATTAGCCAAAGAATTGTTTACCGAATAAAGAAAAAGCCCTCGGATTTCTCCGAGGGTTTCTCTGTTGTTCAGCAAACTTTAATATTAAGAAAGGAGATGGAATTCAAATGAACTCTCATACAAAGCAATGATCGGATTTGCACCGATGGTCTCCAGCTTATGAGGCTGGCGAGATGACTACTTCTCCACACTGCTAGATTGCCGGTTTCCCGGCTTGGTAAAGTATATCTTTTTTTGCATCTGCATGTTCAACAGAATACGTTTTGTCTGTTCCAGAGATCCAGCGTCCTGCTTCGTTTTCGTCCACCTACCGGTACCAGCGGCCTAATCACGAATGCCTTCCCACTCCAGGCAATCCCCGGGAACAAACGACTCCTGTGGCGGAGCCATTAAATCTGATGATATGAGGTTTCGATGGCAATGCGGCAGCAAATAAATGCTACTCGCCTGCTAGTTCACCCGAGCTGCCTCATAAACTCTTGGCGATCCAAGTACCATATGGGAGTCGAACCCATGCTCTCAGCTTGGAAGGCTGATGTACTGGCCGTTATACGAATGATACAGGAGGAAAACGCAGACCCATGACAATCTGCATTTTCGTGTTGTGGTTTTGAATATACGCGCGGAGTCTCAGCTCCAAAGGACGGAGAAGGATTTGCACCTTCGATCAGACTGGGCTGAACTGATCTCCTAAAATCCATCCATGTTGCCCCGGATGGTTACCGGAGCCGGTTTGCGGCAGATATCTTTGCAACAAGATACGCTAACTCACCGATAAAACGTTCCGTATGTTATATTATCACTCGTTTTTCAGCACCCACAAGTTTTCAGAAAAATTTATTTGGTTTTTCTTTCCATCAGTGCCATGACCCTGATCATGTCGTCACTCAGGTGCAGGGCGTTTTTATCAGCAAAACAACCTTTGTCGATCATCTCTTTCACCATAGGCTGCGCCCATTTGGGAATCTCAGTCAGTTTTTCGTAGTATTTCACTTCTTCTTCCTCCTCATAGTCGAATACGCTTCTCACCAGTAACCAGTGCGTAAAATCGTTGTAGTTGATAGGAACTTCCCTTACGCCATATTTGCTTCCGTCTGCAGCAATGTAGTGGCATACACCATCTTTCTTCCCTGTGTAAACACCGATATGTCCCTTCATCCAGACCAATGCACCCACAGGGGCCTCTCCTAGGGTGGCGATGTTATGAACTTCATCTGCTTCACTCTTCCACCCCGTGGAATTCAGAGCCTTGTTCGTTGCCCAGGAAATCAGTCCGGAGCAGTCAACGCAAACCTTGCCAACCTTTTTTCTGTCGCTTAGAGGAACATACTTCGGATACCACTTGCGAAGGTTGTCGAATAATGTTGCGGTCATCACTTCCCCCTTCGCACCGTAAACGTAGTCTGTCCCCAGTTTGCTCCTGCAGAAGTTTACCAGTTCCTGTCCTGTCATTCCTCATCATCTCCGTTCAGAGCCTTCTTCAGTGTGTCAAACCCAAACATCGCCGCATACGCTACCATCATGCCAACAACCGCCGCCGCAATGGTGTAATACCAGTAGGTGGGCAGTGTGTTGTTGATGGCATATGCAAAGTAGGATGCCATTGTCAGTCCCTCTGCGACTGCTACA